CCAGGAAATTCTGTCAGAGTTCAGTGTGTTGACATTGATGATTATCTGAAAGAAAAGAAGTATGACTTCATCAAGATTGACATTGAAGGTGCTGAGTACAATCTTTTCCAGAATTCAAAACTTCTGAAAGAGGTTGACTTTCTTGAGATTGAACTTCATCCTGAACACTTTGACATCTATAAAGATCAAAATTCTGAAGTTGACCTGAGTCAGTATGTGAGGTCAGAAGGTGGAACATTGAGTTACACTATGGATTACTTTACTGATCATGAACTTCATTATTTCATGTCAGGTGAAACAGAACAACAACAGAAGAATCCTGGAAATATTTTCCTAGTACATAAGAAGTGGTTATGAAAATTACTATTCTTGGTTCCAGTGGTCAGATTGGGACTTATCTAACTGAGTACCTTCGTAGTAAAGGTCACGAAGTATTTGAGTATGATATCGTCAATACAGAAGATCAAGATCTTACAAAGATCCCAAACCTTGGATTGGAACATCTGATCAAAGTTTCGGACTTTGTTTTCTTCCTTGCATTTGATGTTGGTGGTTCTAGGTACCTGAAGAAGTATCAACATACCTTTAAGTTCATTGACAACAATGCTAGGATGATGGTAAGTGTCTTTGGTCTTTTGGAGAAGTATAATAAGAGATTCGTGTTTGCATCTTCACAGATGAGTAACATGAGTCACTCTCCTTACGGTGTGATGAAGAGAGTTGGTGAGTTGTATACTAAAACATTGAATGGACTTCTTGTGAAGTTCTGGAATGTTTATGGTATCGAGAAAGACATGGACAAGGCTCATGTTATCACTGACTTCATCAAGAGAGGATTTGAGGAAGGTGAGTTTGAGATGTTGACTGATGGTACAGAACAACGTCAGTTCTTATATGCTGAGGATTGTTGTGAAGCATTGGAGACAGTAATGGAAAACTATACTGACTTCAAACCAGAAGATCCACTTCACATTACATCATTCCATTCAAACTCTATTAATGAAATTGCTGGTATTATTCGAGGTCAGTTCAACTTAATTGGTAGGGATGATGTAAGAATCAAACCTGGTGTTGCAAAAGATACTGTTCAACTTGATAAGAGGAATGAAGCTGACAACTACATACTAGGTTGGTGGATACCAAAGACAGGAATTGACGTAGGTATCTCAAAAGTGTTTAACGAAATGAAGAAGAATTATGAATAGACAACAACTGTTAGCAGTAGCAACTTCATCAGATCTTGGATCAAATGCAAACGTATTGTGTGAGTTTATAGGTAAGAAAAAAGACTCTACCTTTGTTGACCTTGGTGTTCGTGATGGTTTTTCTTCTGCCCTTCTTTCTTTGAACTCCAAGAAGAATAACAATAAAATCTATGGTGTCGATGTAAACTTCAATAACTTTAGATCTGAACTTGTAGATGGCCAGAACTATCTACAACTAGAAGGTGATAGTTCCACTATTGGTAAGTATGCTGACCTTGAAGACTTGAAAGAGATTGACTTCTTGTTTGTTGACTCTCTTCATGTTAGAGAACAGGTTCTTTGTGAACTTCATTACTGGGTTCCTCGTTTGAAGGAAGGTGGTACTGTCGCATTCCATGATTCTCATTGGCCAGAAGGTAAAAGAGACCAGACTGGTGGTAAGTCTTGGAACCGTGTTGATGACGCCATTAGAGAGTTCTTTGGTTTAGAAGTTCTTGAAGACTATGAGGATGACAACCTTGAGGTTATGTGTTATCCTCCTAGTTGGGGTATGACGTTTGTCACACTCAAGACTAAAAACTTTGAGAGTACTGTGAAAGATTGGAATAAAGTATTCAATACTCGTAATGACTTGATTTCAGTATTTTGGAACAAGGAAAATGTTGGAGATAGGACAATTGAATTGGAGATGAGTTATGAAGCTAATTGATGTTTTTAATTTTTCACATGAACCTATTGAACTTTTAGAGATGAGACTGAGGATTGTGTATCCTCATGTCGATCTCATCTGTATCAATGAAAATGCCACTACCTATACTGGTATTGAACGTGAACTACAATTTGAGAAGCATAAAGAACATCTAGATTTTTATTTTGGTGATAAGATTGTTCATCGTGTAATTGATACCAGAGAACGTAATCTAGACTTCACCACATTCCAACAGGAGTATCATACTAATAGAGATAAATCACATCCTGCTAGACCTGCTACAAGAGGTCTTCCAGAACGTTGGCATCGTTCAATGTATGGTCGAGATTGTCTTATTGAATCTCCTTTAGAGGTTGCTGAGAATGAGGACATTATCATTCAGAGTGATTTGGATGAGATTCCTAACCCTGAGTTTCTGAAAGAAGCAAAAGAGATTGTGGAAGATGGTTACATGTATACGTGTATCCAGAAGTTCTATATGTGTCATGTGAATAGACTCCAAACTGACAAGGGTAAGGATGTTGATGATTGGAGAGGTTCACAATTTTGTACATTCAAATATCTGAAAGAACATGGTGGTTTTAATGATTGTAGGAATCTTCCTCACGAACACGAATACACAATCGATAATGGAGGGTGGCACTTTAGCTTCCTTGGAGGAGAGGACAAGATCAAACAGAAACTCAATGGTTATGGTCACCAAGAACATAACCATGACGGTGTGAAGAACTCTCTTGGTTCTAACATCACAGATAACCAGGATATTCTTGGTAGAACCTGGATGGGAACAAGAATTGTTCCTCTTGATAATGATCTCCCTGACGAGATTGTAAATAACCCAGAACGCTATAAGGAGTTCATTACATGATCATTTCTGAAATTTATTATGGGTCTGGTATTGGGAACCAGATTTGGCATTATGTTGTTACCAGACTCATCGCAGAGAGGAATGGCTATAAGTATGGGATCATGGGTAAGGATAGGTGGAAAGGTCAAGCCTTTATGCCCATTGACTTTGGTGAAGAAGTAGTGGGTGGTTCAGGTCCAGAAGGAGGACCACCTGAGAGTCTTCCAGAAGGGATTACAAACTACTATAAAGAACACTTCCTACGTCATCCTGTGACTAATGGAAACGTAGGTCTTCCTGATCCTAACCTTCTCAATGTTCCTGATGGAACTAAGATTGAAGGAACCATGCAGAGGATGTCATATGTTGATGAATTTCGTGAAAAGATCTGTGAATGGTTATCTTATTCTGAGGAATTGAGTTTCCCTGAATATACTGATAAAGATTCTTGTGTCATTCAGTTTCGTGGTGGTGATTACCTGACTGGTAACTCTGCACTTCCTCCATCATATTATGAAATGGCGATGGATAATATGAGGAGGGTGACCAATAATACAAAGTTGAAGTTCTATGTTGTTACTGATGATCCCACTAACGCAGCAAAGTATGTTCGTGGTGCAGAGGTTATTGGTTCTGCCATCACTAAAGAGAAAGACCCATATCAAGGAAGTATAGGATGGTATAAGTATCCTGGTGGTCCTATTGGTATTGATTATGCTATTCTCAATCAAGCAGAGAATGTGATTATCAGTTCATCTACCTTTGCCTTCTGGCCAGTATGGACTAACACTAATGCAGAGAATGTAATCGCTCCCAAGTATTGGTTTGATTGGAACAACTCTGATGGTTGGTGGAGACCTTCTGAAGCTATTGTTGATGACTGGTTCTGGATGGATAGGACAGGTGATATTGACAATGGTGTAGACTGTAAGAAACAGTTTGACAAATACAAAGAAACTAATAACTTGTATCAATGATTAATTTACCTAATGTAACACTTATCTGTGTTTCCAGTGTGAACTTTGAACAGACCCTGTATGCTTTTCAAAAGAGTATGCAGGGTATTCGTTTTGGAGCAGTGAAACTAGTATCAGATCAGGATCGTCCTGACTTTAAAGATGCAGGTATCACTGTAGAGAAGTGTCCAAAGATTACTTCGATTGATGAGTATAGTCACTACATGATATATGATCTACAGAAACATGTAGACACAACTCACTGTATTACTATCCAGGCTGACGGGTTTATTATCAACCCTGAGAAGTGGGATCCATTGTGGTTAGAGTACGATTATATTGGAGCACCATGGGAACACTCTGACGGGGCATACATTGACCCTTGGGGAGGACACCAGAGAGTTGGTAATGGTGGATTCACTCTCCGTTCTAAGAAACTCCTAGAGGTTCCTAATAATGCTTACGTTCACTTTGATGTGAACTGGGGTAACTTCTACAAACACATGGGTGCGAACAACACTGCAGAAGACGGATGTATCTGTGTCCATAACAGACATATATATGAGGTATTAGGTTGTAAGTTTGCTCCTGTAACTGTTGCTGCCAGGTTTGCCCATGAAAAACCTGTTCCAGAAACCAGAGGTATCACACCTTTCGGATTCCATTATCATCTTCCTCCAGGAACTGTATTATGAAAATTATTATTTGGGGACACTACCCTCTCCATAGTTCGACACACGGATATATTCACGACACATATTTCAAAGCATTTGAAAGTCTTGGTTATGATGTAATGTGGGTCTCTAATAAAGACCACCTTATAGACTATGCAGGTGCTGTCTTCTTTGTAGAGGACTCTCAGAAGTCTGCAATGCCTGTTAGACCTGACTGTAAATATATTACTCACCATGTAGACACCAAATACTTCACAGACCGTGGAGTTCCCTTTGAGAACGTTCTGAAACTAGGTAACTGTATTCGTAATACAGTTCACTTTGAGAAGATTGAAGACTTATGTCATTGGGATGAGTCAACTAGAACTCTTTATCAAACATGGGGAACTGATCTTCTTCCCAATGAGATCGACGTTGATAACCACATAAAGTTTAGTGAAAGTAATAAGTACATCAATTACATTGGTATGATGTACGAACAAGGTCCATATTGGATTCAATACTTTGCACACTGTGCAGAAAAGAATGGTAAAGAAGTCAAACTCTATACACAGTCTGTGAGTCATCAAGAGAATCGTACAATGATTCGTAGTTCATACATCTGTCCTGACTTCAGAAGTGACTGGCATCTTCAATGTGGTTATATTCCTTGTAGGATTCAGAAGAACATTAGTTACGGAAGAGTTCAAGGAACAAACTCACCTTTCATTAAAGAAGCCTTTGGTGATTATGTTGTCTATGGTGGAACACCAGAAACTCTTTACAATAACTTGATTGATGCAGAAAGAGGTGGTAAGATCAATATGAAAGAGGCTATGCAGTTCATTAAAGACAAACATACCTACATTAATCGAATCAACAATATTCTAAAGTTCTTATGATTATTAAAATTAACAAAGAAGATTTGATGTCTCTTGACATGTCTTATGCTTCCAAACTTGCATTTAAAGGTAAGGAAAACTTTTCAAAGGATCCTGGTGTAGAAGCTTATCGACTATATGCATATCTGGGTAAACAGATTAATAATAAAGTAATTCTTGATATTGGAACTAGGTTTGGTAACTCTGCTCTTGCACTTTCCAAGAACGGAAGAAATAAAGTTATCAGTTATAATATTATTGAAGAAGGTGCATCTGTTATTGAAAAGAAAAATATTACTTGGATCTTGAAAGACTTTCGTGACGATAATACTATTGAGTGGAATAAAGTGGCTCTTATTCTTCTTGACGTAGATCCACATGACGGTTCTAAGGAAAGAGAGATGTTAGATTACTTGTCTGAAATCGATTGGTCTGGTAAGATTGTCTTTGATGATATCAACTTAAATAATGGTATGAAAAAGTTCTGGAATTCTCTTCCAGACGAGAAAAAACAAGACCTCTCTGAAGTAGGTCATGTTAGTGGTACTGGTATTATGGAGTTCAATAAAAAATGATTGGTTTTAATCACCTTGGTATTATTGGAAGACTGGGTAACCAGATGTTCCAATATGCAACACTCCGTGGTATTGCGAATACTCACGGTTATGAGTTCACTATTCCTGAAAGTGACTTTAATGATGAGTGGAATGACCATCAACTTTTTGATGCATTTAACCTTCCATATCTAAAGAGTAAAGGAAGAGTTTCTGATAAGTTTCTACAAGAAAGACAGTTTAACTACGATTCTGAACTGGTTGAACAGTGTCCTGATGATATTAGTCTTTATGGATACTTTCAGACAGAGAGATACTTCTCACACATTGCAGACTCTATCAAAGAGGACTTCACATTCAAGAAAGATGTAGTCACAAACTGTAAAGAAGTTATGGAGGAACTCTCAGAACCCATTGCACTTCATGTCCGTAGGACTGACTATGTGGAGAAGTCACAAGACCATCCACCTTGTAGTCTAGAGTATTATCATACAGCACTAAAACGTTTCAATGAAAAGAGACCTGTTGTTATCTTTACTGATGATGTGCAGTGGTGCAAAGACCAGGACATCTTTTCACCTGATCGTTTCCTTATCTCAGAGACAGGAAACAATGTGTATGATTTGTGCCTTATGACTCTATGTACTGATTATATCATTGCAAATTCTTCATTCTCTTGGTGGGGTGCATGGTTGAGTCAGAATCCTGATCCAGAAGTTATTGCTCCTAAGACTTGGTTTGGTTCTACTGGTTATACCGCAAAAAATAATACTGTAGATATTGTTCCTAAGCGTTGGACTAAAATTTGATGTCTAAACTTTCTATTGCTATTCCAACCTATGAGATGAACGGCCAAGGTGCTACATATCTCAAAGAGTTGTTTGAGACTATTAAGTTCCAAACATTTCAAGATATTGAAGTTTGTGTATCTGACCACTCACAGGATGATAGTATCCTGGATGTTTGTGGTGAGTATGCAAACTATTTTACTGTTCAATACTATAAGAATGAAGAGAAGAGAGGTAATGGTCCGGCCAATACTAACTCTGCTGTAGAGATGTGCAGTGGAGAAATCACTAAGATTATCTTTCAGGATGACTTACTTATTAGTTCTACCGCACTTCAAAGAATTGTAGAGACTTATGAGGAACAAAACTGTAAGTGGTGTTTCAATGGGTTCTTACACACCAATAATGGTAGAGAACACTTCCGACCAATGATTCCTAAATGGACACCGGAAATGTTAGAAGGTCGTAATCTTCTTGGTAGTCCTTCTGGCGTTTCTTTTCTTACTAAAAAGTTTCTACCATTCGATGAAGAATTAGTATTACTTATGGATACTGATTTCTATCACCGAATGAGGTATGATCATGGTATGCCATATATTATTGAAGAACATCTAACATCAAATAGAGAACATGATAATCGTATCAGTTCTTCGACTGTTAAATATAATGCTAGGGTAGAACACCCAGAAGGTCCTTGGTTAGTTAATGCCGAAGAACTTAATTATGTCATTGACAAACATTTAGAAACAAGAAAGTATCCAGATGAAGAAGTTTGATTTAACAAGGGCGACCTTTATCATCCCAATCAAAATAGAATCTGATGACAGATTGAGGAATGTAATTACCTCAGTCTGTTTTTTGTTGTCTAATTTTGATACTAATATAATTATCAAAGAGGTTGATAAGACCTCTGTGTTTCATGAGAAGGCACTCCCACAGATCAAAGATTTTTGTGGAGACATTGGTGACCTAACTCATGTGTTTGAACAGTCAGACTCACCTTCTTTTCATAGACAGAAGGTTCTGAATGATATGATTATGATGTCCACCACACAGGTGGTTGTGAATTATGATTGTGATGTTATCCTTCCTATTGCTTCCTACATGCAAGCGTATGATAGGATTGTAACTGGAACATCTGATGTTGTTTATCCCTATGGTAGTGGTAACTTCCAACTTCAAGTATTTGGAGATGACCAAGTTGTTACTAACTTTCTTGTGAATGAGTTTGACTTCTCTGCATTCAAAGATGTATTAAAAGTCTATGATGCAAAGTATGGATTTGTTCAGTTCTTCAATAGAGGTGTCTATATTGAAGGTGGATTAGAGAATGAAAACTTTGTTGCATATGCACCAGAGGATGTTGAAAGACATTATAGATACACTACACTGGGATACAGTGTTTCTAGAATCAATGATGTAATCTATCACTTAGAACATTCTAGAACTCCAAACTCATGGTTCAGTAACCCATTTATGCATTCAAATAATGTTGAGTGGGAGAAGATTCAGAGGATGGACAAAGAAACTCTAAAGGAATATATTACTAGTCAAGATTATTATAAGGTGAGAATTGATGGACAAAAATAAGGCAGTATTCAAACTCAAAAATATTGGCCCAATCTATTGTATCAATCTCGATGATCAACCTGAAAGATGGGAGTACATGGAGAACCAGTTCAAGTACTGGGAGATTGAAAACTACACTAGAGTCTCTGCGTATGATGGTAGAGAGGATGACCTAAGTGAGATACTCAAGGGTCGTTATCCAGACATGATGAGTTCTGGTGAGATTGGTTGTACTACATCTCACTTGAAAGCAATCAAACAATTTTATGATTCAGGTGAACCCTATGCAATCATGATGGAAGATGATTGTGATCTCGATTTGGTGAGGTTCTGGAACTTTACTTGGCAAGACTTCTATGCCAAGATTCCTTATGACTGGGATGTATGTCAGATTGCAATTATCTGTACAGGAGATATTCATATCAAAGTTCATAAGAGGTTTGTGAATGAGTTCTCTACTGCATGTTATTTGATCACACGTCATCATGCAGAGAAATTAATTCGTCTTCATTGTAGAGGTGATAAGTACAAACTGGACAATGGTGTCAGACCACGTCCTGTTGCCGATGACCTGGTGTATAACTCAGGTAACACCTACGCCCTTCCACTCCTTCTGTATAAGACGGAACTGGGTTCAAGTATTCATCCTGACCATGTTGATGCATTCCATAAAGGAAATTATCAAGCTCAGATGAATTTCTGGAGTCAGAAGGGAGCACAGATGTCCATCAATGAACTGATGGAGTTTGATCCTTACCTGGGTCGGGTATCTGATCCAACACAACAAAAGGGTTGACAAGACCCTACTCTTATGATATATTATAAATATACTGGTGTTAGGGGGTATCTTAACACTAAGTAATAAAACCAATCTCCGCAAACTTGAGCAAGGTTTTATATGATAAATCAGAGACAAGTCGAGTCTCTTAACATCCGTAGGTTAATCTCTACGAGAAAAAAAGGTAAAACAAAAATGTTCAAATCTGTATTCGCAGCAACTGCTGCTCTGTCCATGTCCGCTGGTGCCGCCCTTGCAGGTCCCTACGTCAATGTAGAAGCTAATTCTGGTTGGACCGGTTCTGATTACGGCGGTACTTCCACCGATCTTCACGTTGGCTACGAAGGTGAATTCGGTGAGAGTGCTTCTTACTACGTCCAAGGCGGTGCTACCGTCGTCTCTCCTGATGGTGCTGAGTCCGATACCGTTCCTTCTGGTAAGGCAGGTCTTGGTCTTGCATTGACCGATGCTCTTGGTGCTTATGGCGAAGTCTCCTTCGTTGGTAGTGGTGACAGTGACATCGATCGCGGTTATGGTACCAAGTTGGGTCTGAAGTACAGCTTCTGATATTCAATATAGACATATAAACATCTAGATGTTATACTAGGGATGCGACGGCATCCCTTTTTTTATGGAATATACACCACCAGCTCTTTGTATCAGAAGTATTACTCCCTCTGATACTACAGGTAAAGTACTTATAGATATGCCATCTATATGGAGAGATAGCGATACTATAAACACTCTAGAGATTGACGAAACAATAGTTGAATTTATTATGAGTGAACCTTTCGTTGTACCTATGTGTCCCCCTGGATGGCCAAATCCCCCTACTGATGTAGAATGAAAAAATATTTACTAACCGTAGTTACAAATCCTGCAGCTCAAGTATCAGTCTCCTTGTTAGGGATACTGATATTGATAAGTGTATTACACAATCATGCTCACTATGAGATGAGTAATGATCCTGATGGATATGTGTATCAATGGTGTAAGAAAAATCCTGAGAGATGCAAGTACACTCCCCGGTAACCCCATAAAACTTGACAAATATTTAACATTACTATATAATTATGTAATAGTTCTTTACATAAGACAATGACAGTCACAACTAATGATCGTGGACAACAGAACATGTGGGCACAAGAACCCCGTATGTACGTGGATCCAATTGCTGCAGAACGTTACGGTTATGAAAGTTATGCAGAACGTGCAGAAAAAATGAATGGTCGTTTTGCCATGATGGGTTTCGTTGCCGGTCTCATTTCTTATGTAACAACTGGGAGTCTCTTCTTCTTCGGTGCCTTTGGTATCTGATAAGTGATGATTTCACAACACATGAATGTAAAAAGGAGTACTTGACAATGACACAATTTTTCTTTACTATAACTAGTGTAGCCTTCTTTGTTTTGTTGGCTTACTCAGTAGAAAAATTATCAGAGACTTACTAATGACATTCAGTGTTACTCTTCGATCTTCGGACGGATCTGAACAAACTATCGAATGTGATAGTGATCAGTATATTCTAGATGTTGCCGAGGAACAAGGTATCGATCTTCCATATTCTTGCCGAGCAGGTGCATGTTCATCTTGTTGTGGCAAGCTTGTAAGTGGTACAGTTGATCAAAGTGATCAATCATTCTTGGATGATGATCAAATTGAAGAAGGATTTGCACTTCTATGCGTCTCATATCCTACCTCAGACTGTGTAGTCGAGACTGAAAAAGAAGAAGATCTCTTTTGATTATGTCGAATCACAATGCTCTCTATGAAGATATGGAGAGACTAAATGCCCTTTATGAAGAGCTCTGTTGGGCACATGATGATGAACTAATATTCACACATGAAAATGGCAGAGTCGTTATCTACAACAATACACAGGAGAAAACAAATGAACGAAAGAGCAGAACGTATTAATGGTTGGGCAGCAATGCTGGGTATCATCGCAGCCATCGGTGCATACGCGACCACTGGTCAGCTGATTCCAGGTATTTTTTGATGTTAATTTTAGGTTCTATTCTTCTGGGAACCTTCATCTTCTACTCTGTCTTCTTTACTGATGACATTGACGATGATGGGCCCCCAGATGATGGTATGATGCAACCAGTATATCAAGGTGTAAGGTCTCATTAGAGTCCCTTTTTAATAAATAAATTAACACCGCTTTCATCAGATGCCAGAGGAAGTTACCAAGAAGGAAGAACCCAAAAAGAAGGGTATTCTAGGAAAGATAAAGGAAGCAACTGATGACAAACAAGAACAAATTGAAATTTTGTCTACTTTTGTTAGGCTTGGCATCCTTGTTTGGTCTGGCGGAATACTCACGTTGGCATACATTCAGTTACCCCCAGTACTTGGAATCCCCGAACAGAAACTAGATCCTACTTTTATCGCAAGTGTCTTTACTGGGGTGCTTGCGACTTTTGGCGTTCAGGCGGCAAAGAAAAATGGAGAAGCTTCCAAGTCAGGTGGTGATAATGGAGTTACTAAACAAGATATGGAAAGATTGATTGAGGCAGCATCACAAACTGCTCCTTCACAGACAATTAGAATTGAACAAGCACCTGTTGTAATATCTGCGGTAGAACCTAAAGGTTAATGTGTACCATCATTAATTATGGAATTGCTTTCTTTCAAGTAGTAATTTTGAATTGTATACAACCTGTCAATTGGCAGTACTGTTATCGTGTGGATCAATGGTTAGTCCAGGATCTTCAGTATGCATGGGAATTGAAGATAGGTAAGGTTCATCCCTATCAGACTGAGAAAGAATACCTAGAAAGTTTTAAGTAAGGATCTCATAACAAACCACCATTCCTAAGGAACACCACTATAATAGATAATGTAGTCGTGTTAACTATATGAAGTTCTTTTTCGCTCTTCTTGCTACACTATTTCTTGCTACTCCAGCTTGGGCAGTTGATGTAGTAATGGGTTCAGGTGGGAACCTAGTATTTGAACCTAATGAGATCACAATCTCGACAGGTGACACAGTTCACTTTATTAATGAAGCACTACCTCCTCATAATATTATTGTAGAAGGTCGTGCAGATCTTTCCAGAGAAGCACTGTTGTTTGCTCCTGGAGAAACACAAGATGTTGTATTTGCTGATGCAGGAGACTATGAGTTCTTCTGTGGTCCTCATCAAGGAGCGGGTATGACTGGTATTGTTCATGTTGAATAAAATTTAAATGACTTTATCACACGTATTACTTTGGATATCAATCCCATTTGTAATCACTACAGTATTGTTTGGATTTTACAAAGGGGACAATGTTTATTATGAATCAGATAAGTATGACGGGAATGGAACAGCACATTAAAGTTCGTTATGAATTTGCCATGAGTTCATTCTCTAGAATGTATGGAGTTAAAGGAGTACTAAACTCACCAACTATACAAACTTTCTGTGTAGAGTGGGCACATACAAATAATAATATTCCTGAAGGTAGTTTAACCAAAGTAGATTTTTACTTTAGAGACCTATGGACCACGGGCAATTAATCATTATTATTCTTTATATTTTTATTGGATTATTTTTATTCACACTTTCTACAATTTCAGATCAATGAAAATTTATATCACGGCAGCGGCAATACTAACATCAATAACATCATTTGTTTTGTGGGGTATCAATAACGCGTATCAATCATGATGAGCGGTCTTTTTGTATTCTCATTCATCATACTACTGGTTAGTGGTATGGAATTAACATGGTCAGTTAGACAAGGAAAAAAATGATACTACAGTTTGCTAGGTTTTGTGGGACTGTACTAAACAACCCATACGGATTAGGATTCCTATCATCTATTTTAATTTTGGTTCCCATCGTGGGAATGTGGGCAGTTCATAAATATCAGTGGGAACACTGGGAACCTTTTACGAGGAAACATAAATGAATCCAGTAATATTAATCGGTTGCTTCACACCGCTGGTTATTATTTTTATAGTATTGAAACTCTCAGTATGGGTATCTGCAGTTAATTCTGAAAACACATATGTCAGAAAAGAACCTCTACGAAAACGAGGACCCTATACTATGGAGGCGTATATAGATGTTGATGAGAAAGATGATGAATGGACATAGACATCATATTATTCCCAGACATATGGGCGGTAGTGATGACCCTTCCAACCTCATAGAAGTGAGTGTAGAGGAGCACGCAGAGTTGCATTTCAGTTTGTATCTCACCTATGGTAAGTTTGCTGATTGGGTTGCCTACCATATGCTCTCTGGTAGGACATCAGAGAGTGAGAAATATAGACTGGAACTTTCCAATGAAGCGTGTAGAGGTGTGCCGCTCACTGATGAACATAAAAAGAAATTAAGTAGGGCACATAAAGGAAAGGTTATACCTCCAGAGGTTAGGGAGAAGATAAAGAAAACTCTTACAGGAGTCTCTCACTCACAGGAGAGGACAGAGAAGTCCCGACAAACCAGAATGAAAACAATGGGTGAGAAGCACAAGAAACTATATACTTTTAGACTAGATGATGGAACATTAATTGAAGAGTATGGAACAATAAAAGGATTATCTAGAAAATATAACATTCCAAAGACATCCTTGAGGAGACGACTATGTGGGACCAGCACATGAAGACGTTGACGAAAAGGAAGAAGAATATGGAGATCGCACAGACTATAGATAATGCTCTTTATCAACACTATACAATTGAACAAGGAAAACCTGTACCAAACTGGAGATATATAAAAGACCAAGATTGGTGGTGTGAATACCTTAAAAATCTAGGAATAGATCCAAGAAATCCATGAACGAAGAAGAGGATTATGATTATACGGTGAGTGTACAAATAGAAGATATAAAGCTCCTACATCACTGTGTGAAAGAAACCATTAAGTATTGGCCAGGAGCTCCAGCCAGACCTTATGAAGAACAGGAACAGTTATGGGCCCTAAGAGATAACTTATTTAAAATAATACTTGAGGACCAATTTAATAATTCATGAACTTATTACTACATCCACATACTAATGTAAGCGATCCTGTGTGGTCGGTCATTTTTATGGTCTTTCTTTCTCTTTGTATGGCTGGTTATAGTATCTACTATATACTAGGAGTTGATGAAAGAGAATCTCATGGGAGCAATGACACCACCGAGTCGTAAGAGTTGTTACAATTTTAGAGTTGTAGAGGTTGTAAAAATAATTGATGGGGACACTGCGGATTTTATTCTGGATTTAGGTTTCGACTTATACAAGAAGGAAAGAGTTAGAGTTGCAGGAGTTGATACACCAGAAAAGAGGACGAAGAATCTAGAGGAGAAGGCACTTGGAATCGACGCAACCAACTGGCTCAAAGAGAAATTGGAAAGTACTATTGCTGGTGACGATGAGTTGTCTGTTAGGACTGAACTTGTTGGTGGCGTCGGCAAATATGGCCGTCTTCTTGGTTGGTTATACCGCGGGGATGAACAGTTGTCCCTTAACGAGCAAATGATTGCCGAAGGATATGCGTTACCCTATGCAGGTGGAACAAAAGACATGAACCTTGAAGAACTAAGAGAAATTCGTAGGGCACATGGAACACTTATTTGATTTTCAGTTATCGATGGAAGATTTTACAATCATCCAAAATGCATTACATTATTATAAACATGTCGAAAAGAGAGAACACTTCAAACAATATGATGTAGAACGTGTCAATAAACTAAGAGATAAGTTATCTTATCAACTTATCCCATCCACAAATAGTAATAGGGGAGAATAGTGATTGGTTTTTATCTAACTGTAGTGATCGTTATTTTGATGGTTGCGTATGCTGGTGTTGAAAATACTAGAAATCTATTCATCTATATCAATTTACAATTGAGATATTTTCCAATAAAAATCAAAATGGAGATGATGAAAAGAAAGTTGAGAAGACAATTAGATATAGATAGAGAAGAACTTATGAAAAGGATTACGGAAGATGCAAAAACTAATTAATGTTTTAGCACTATTGTCGTTTGCAGGAACTGCGTCTATTGTAGGTGGTGGTGCATATGTTTATCTCAATAAGGATTCTATTATTGAGAATGTAAAGGGACAAGTTGCGAGTGCTGCAGCCGAGGCAATTTCTGGAGCACTTCCTGGTATGTTGGATTCTGCAATGCCAGAACTTCCTGGTGTTACTGGCGACGCAATTCCATCACTTCCTACCACCACTGGTCCAGCACTTCCATTCTAACAGTTGATGGATATTCCAAACATCAGAACAAACACTATACCCACTAATAGTATACCTATTAATAGTATAAAAATTTTACCAGTTAGAAGTGTTTTAAATGATGTACCCTCAATACAAACTTATGATCCACCGGTTACGGTTCAGTTAGGTACTCCCATTGTTGATATACCTGGTTGTGTTGAGGCACATGAATCTAATAATCCGTTAAACGAAAACCTTGACGATTCAAGAGGAATACTAACATATTGTGATGGAAATGTACCGTCATTCAA